AATCAAAATAATAATCAAAATAATAATCAAAATAATAATCAAAATAATAATCAAAATAATAATCAAAATAATAATCAAAATAATAATCAAAATAATAATCAAAATAATAATCAAAATAATAATACATGTACCATAAAATCAGAAAAAACAAATGACATTAGTTCTAATACAGTTACCATTAATACAAACAATATTGATAACTTATTACTAGACGACAATATGATTAATAAATTTTTACATACAGAAGAAGATAGAATGTATTCGGAAACAACAAGTAAGTTAATTGACAGTTCATTTAATAATTTATTATCGGATGTATATAAAAATTTAACGATGAATATTAATTTTACGAATATGGGGAATAGTAAAGCGATTAAATTTCATTTAAAATTGCTTAGAGATTCAGAATTAACGACTAATTTTATGGGATTAATAAGAAATTATATAGGTTCTTGTGTATTTGCATATAATTTATCAAATAAGATTATGTTTTTAGGAGATTGTTATAATAATAATGGTACTGCCAATTATAATGCGAATCATGCATTAACTGAAATAAAATATAATCGAACCACATTTATTCCAGCTTATACAATATGTATGATTGCAGAAATACAAAATAATAGTGTGTATGTAGGTAGTCAATTTATAATGACATTTGAAGATATTAATAATAATTCTAAATTTATTGTTAACGAAAAAGATAAAAAAAGTGATTTTTTCCAAAAAGCACTCAAAAAATCAAATTCAAATGTATTATTGGAAAATTTTTATTTTATTCCATTATGTAGTTTTACATCTGATAATATTGAAATAGTTGAAAAATCGATTGATGCATTTTTTAATAATAGTGCGAATGTAACAAAGCCTCGAATTGTAATTATAAATGAAGATCAACATGAAACAAATGAGAATTATTAATAATAAATATAAATATTATTAATAATATAAAAATAATTTTATGGGATAACTTTATGGAGAATAGATTAGTTTTACATAAAGTTATTAATGTAATAAATGGTAAAGAACATAATATAAATAGAGAATTTAATGTAAAGAATATTAATTTGTTTTTAAATAAATTTATATTAAACAATCCGGAATCAATTTTTGTATTATATTTAACACATGATAATACTAACTATAATTTTTTATGTGTTTATGATATAGATACTGGAAAACCAAAATTTTATAATATGGATAAAACAGATGTATTACTATTTGAAACCATATTAAAACCAATGCCAATTAATAAAAAAATTGATCGAATCATAAAAAATGCAAATATTATTTTACAAAATAATAATTTTAATCTAACATCTGAAGAATTAAATGAATTCAAAGATAAATTAATCAAAATAAATGAAGATAAAGAAACAAATGCAGAAATAACAAATAAAATTAATCAAAATATCAAAAATAAAGTAATTGAAGATTTTGTTAAATCTTATATTACAGAACAAAAAGGAGGAATAATTTTGGCAATTATTGAAAATGCATTAGATGCGATGCCAGTACCATATTTTGGGATGTTATTTACGGGTGTATTGGAAGTAATAGATTTAATATTAATGGGAATGTCGGCGATACCGGTTGTTGGAATTCCATTTGATATTTTAAGTGGTGTTTTTGCATTATTACGAGGTCAATTTATGATGCTCATACCAATTTTATTTGGTTTTGTACCAGTAGTTGGAGATGCCGGAAGTACAATAATGAAATTTATAGCTAAAGTAATGCGAATTGGTGGAAAAATAAATAAATATAAAAAGAAATTTGACAAAGTTGCATCACGAGTTGGAATGATAGTAGATGTAGCCCAAGTCGGACATAATATGTTACAAACACAAATGCCAACTCAAATGCCAACTCAAATGTCAACTCAAATGCCACAAATGCCACAAATGGGTTTTCCTCAAATGCCACAAATGGGTTTTCCTCAAATGCCACAAATGGGTTTTCCTCAAATGCCACAAATGGGTTTTCCTCAAATGCCATCAAAAACAAAAAAATTATCGATACGTAGAAAAAGATAATTATTTTTCGTTTAAAATTTTTTTGTATTTGTCTGAAAGGCCAAATATATTTGCTAATTCATCTAAACTAATATCATTATATTGAGATAATTTGTGTAATATTTTAATATCATTGTATTTTTGTTCATCAGAGTATCCATCGAAGGTTATCATTTTTAATACTGATAAAGAATTTACTAAATTTGACATAGATGATGTATGTATATTATTTAGATCGTTATATAATAATTTCATATCATATATTTTTTGTTTAACAGCAAAAAGTAATAAATTGCGTTGATGTTTTTCAAATAAATAATACATTGTCCAAAATATATTTTTATTACCAGTATTTTCAACCGTTAATTTTTCATTTAAAAAATCAATTGTAAATTCATTTATATCATCTATAGATGGTTCTATATATTTTTTATCAAATGATACAACATATAAATTTTTATCAGACAAGATATAATCATTAAATTTAATTGTTGTAATAATATGTTTTTTATAATTAACCATATTTTTATTTTTTTTATTATATTTATATATTGAATCTAAATCAATAATAATTCCACATCTACATCTTATATAATCAATCATAAATTGACTGACTGTTACATTTGTTAAATAATCATTTATTTCATTTACATATTTACGGTACTCGGTATGACTTAAACCATTAATATATAACATTAATTCTTCTATTTCCGTAATAATATTACGTCCAAAATCTATTTTTTTATCAAATACTTTTTCGTTTGGGTTATCTATTTGATATTTTATAAGATCTATAAATAAACTAAGATGATCAATAAATAAATTATCTGTTAGTGAGGACATTAATAATATATAGTTATAAAAAATTAAATAACATTAAAATAATTGATATTTTTAATGTTTAAAATAAGTATTATTATAAAATAGGCAATATTAATTATTAATAATGGAATTAATTAATGATAACATTAATTTGTATTTTGATAAAATACCACATTTTAATGATTTCGCAAAATTACCCATTATAAATACTTATATTAATGATATTTGTGTTAATACATTAATTGATTCTGGATCTATTAAATCACTTATTACAAATAATGCATTAATGAAAACAAATTTAAAATATTTATTAGATGATAATACGATATCTACAAATTATGGTATTGGAATTGTTAGATCAAATGGGAAGATATGGTATTGTGAAATTAAATTTAATGATAATCTGATTTTACCTGTATCTTTTGATGTTATAAATGATTTACATTCAAATATTGATATTATTTTAGGCAATGATTTTATAAACCATCATTGTGATAACATAAATTTCAAGGAAAAAACTGTATCTATTATGGAAAATATAATAAAATATAATTAAAAAATAATTATACAAATCATAAATAATAATATTATTAGTTATTATGGAAATAACTAATAATAATTATATAATTGCAAATATAAATGATATTGAACAATTAAATATAAAATTAAAAAAAAATACAACCATTATATATCCAATTATTAAAAAAAAAATTATAAAAAATATTTTATCTGAAATGTGTTCAGAAGAATTTCAGATAAGATCATCTTTTTATGATTTTTTCAAAAATAATGACAATATAATTTCAATATTAAAGGAAACATTTAAAATTATTAAAAATAACAATAATATTATTCAACATATTGCACAAAGTAGTTTTACAAATAATTTAAGACAATATTCAGATACAAAAAACAATATATTTAAATTTAGCTATATTAATAAAATATTTAGTGGTATTGATGTGCTTGATTTATTTTTTTATCATAATTGTTTTCTAATATTTTTATATTATTGTAACAAAACAAAAGAATCACTTAATGTTAATGTTTTTGATAGCAAAAATGCATTTTCATCTTTGAAAATGCTACAATTTACTAATTCATTTATATTGAGTAACAACTAATTAAGTGTTAAAATACAAAATAAATAAAAAATTGAATATAATAAATAATGCTTAAATATTAATTATATAAAATTAAAAAAAAAAAAAAAAAAAATGTAAAAAATTGAAAAAAAAAAAAAAAAAAAAAAACTCGAAAATGCTAGATTACGTAAAGCCCAAAAAGAACAAGAAAAACAAGAAAAACTTAAATTAATCGAAAACAAAAAAGCATTAAAAATTGAACAAGAACTTCTAAAAGAACAAGAAAAAGAAAAAAAAGAGCAAGAAAAATTAGAAAAAGAAGAAAAAAAGCAAAAAAAAGAACAAATAAAAGAACAACAAACAATTCTTAAAATTAAACAAAAAGAAGCAAAAGAAGCAAAAGAAGCAAAGAAAAAAGAAGCAAAAGAAGCAAAAGAAGTAAAAGAAAAAAAAGAAGAAAGTAACAGTGTCACTGACAAATTAACAAGTATGTTAGATGAATCAAATATTCCGATATATGAACCAATATTTCAAATAATTAACATAAATGACAATATAGTTATTAATAAAATAATTCATATTGCAGATATTCATATAAGATTATCAAAATTGCATGATGAATACAATAAAGTATTTGAAATATTATATGAAGAATTGTTAGAAATTAAAAAAACGGATCCTAATACAATAATATGCTTATGTGGCGATTTATTACATTCCAAAGATGAACTTAAACCAGATACAATTATTCATACATGGAATTTCATTAAAAATTTATCTGATATTTTTCCATTGTTTATAATTACAGGTAATCATGATACAATAGAATTAAATAATAACAAAATTGATTCTATTACTGCAATTTTAAAAGATAGACCTATTGAAAATACACATTATTTATTAAATTCAGGTGTATATATTTATAATAATATTATTTTTGGAGTATCCTCAATTATCGATAAATATTTACTATCTTATGATAAAACAATTAATATCCTAAATCAAAATAATTTTACCTGTAACAATAATCATAAAATTATTGGTTTATATCATGGTGCTGTAGAGGGTGCTGTAAATGATTTAGGATTTCGTATTAGAAGTAATAGAAAATTAAAAGATTTTGCATCGTTAGATGGATCCACTTATAATTATATTTTATTAGGAGATATTCATAAATTTCAATATATTGATAAAAATAAGACGGTTGCATATTCATCAAGTTTGATATCACAAAATTTTGGTGAAACAGATGAGAATCATGGATATTTGGAGTGGAATATATTTGAGGGAACTTCAAAATATCACATAATAAAGAATGAACATGCTTATCATAAATTAAATTTAGATAATTTAATTGATTGGTCAAATGATATTAATAGTACACAGATTACATTGGATACAAATTTAATAAATAATGTAATAGGTAAAATAAATGCAGGTTTTGTTCGTGTTGAATTTAATGAATCATTAATTAAAAAAATATCCAGAGAAACATTAAGAAGACAAATAAACGATCTATACCCTAAAATAAATGTATCATGGCAACTTGTATTTGATAAAAATAATAATTTATCTAATAAAATAGATAATAAAATAGATAATCAAATAGATAATCAAATAGATAATCAAATAGATAATCAAATAGATAATCAAATAGATAATCAATTAAATGATTCAATGAATGATTTAATAAAGAGATTTATTAAATCAAGATTTTATGGTGTTAATGATGAATTAACAGATAAAGTATTAGCATATTTAAATCGTATGATTGTTGAAACACAAAGTAATGAAACTGGTATAGAATATGTAAAAAGTGATTGGAAATTAATATGGTTATCATTTGATTATATGTATGGTTATGGACCTAATAATGTGATAGATTTTACAAAATATCCAAGTAATGAAATTATCGGTATATTTGGTGATAATGCAATTGGTAAATCATCATTAATCGATATAATAACATATATGTTATTTTCACGTTCTGCCAGAGACGAATCATCTACAAATCCTAGAGACATTGTAAATGTAAAGTCAAATAGTGCCAAAGGAATTTTAGTGATTGAATCTGGTGGAAATAAATATTTAGTACAAAGGAATGTAACTAGATCATTTAGTAATACTACAAAAAAGTATACTATACGAGGGACTGTTAAAACATTTAAATTAGTAGAAGTTATTGAAAATGGTTTATCAGATACATTTATTTTGCATGATAAAATGTATAAATTAATATCGTTAACAGAAGAGAATCGAATGAATACGGATCAGATATTGGTTCCAATAGTTGGGACATATGATAATTTTATTACAACATCGATATTATTACAAGGTAATCATAAGACATTTAAATCGAAGACGAATGTTGAAAAAAAAGATTTTTTATGTCAAATATTAAAGTTAGATTATTTCAAAAAATGTGATACAATAGTTACAGATAAATTTAAATCATTAAAAAATCAATATATTACATTACAAAAAATTCTTATTAATATTACGGATAAGACAACAAAAGAAATTACTGAAGAAATTCAAAATTATGATATAATTTTAGATAATTACGACAAGAAAAACAAAAGTAATCAATTGTTAATTACTGATAAATATAATTTAATTGAAGAATTAATTAAACAACAGATTACCGTTCAATTCGATGAGTCATTTGATATAAATTATCATTTATCAAAAATCGATAAAACAAATGTACAAATTAAATCAATCAATAAAAGAATTGATGATTATCAAATAGACATTAGATGTATTGAAGATATAATTAATAAATTTGAATTAATTGAAAAAAAAGATCAAATCATAATGTCATACAATGATTATAATAATGAACAAAAAACAAAACATGAAAAAATAATGAAATTAATTGATGATATGTTTCAACAGAAAATGAATTATCAAATGATAAAAATCGATAAAAAATTAAATATTCAAATTTTACAAGATACTATTACAAGATCAAATGAAAATAAAATAGTATTAATCGAAGTTAAAACAAATTTGGTAAAAACTCAACAAAATATAAACAAATTACAAAGTCAATTAGTAACTATAAATACAAATATTTCTAATGATGAACAACTAATAAAAATTAATGAAATATTAAATGAATATGTTTTTGAAATTGATATACAAAAACAAAAACATGATAAAATTAAAAAAAATATCGATTATGTAACATCCAAAATAAATCAATTAATATTACTACAAGATGCAAATGAAATAAAAATAGAATATAATAATTTTGTATCATTTTCAAATCAACAAAAAAATATAATTGATGATGAAATAAAACAACTAACACAAAAAAAGAATATATTAGTATATCAATATATTGATCAAAACATTACAAAACATGATGTAAATGAACAATATAAATTATTACAACAATTATTAGAAAAATTAAATGCAACAACAAAATTAAGTATTCATGATGATATGTTATTATTTATTGAAAGTACGGATAAATTAATTGTAGATCCAGAATATATTAAATATTTAAATGTACAAAAACAACAATTTAATGCTATGATGGATAGATTCTTAAAACGAAAATATAAATATGTAAATATTATAAATTTAAATTTAGATGAATTAGTCTCAGATAAACAAATATGTAAAAAATATTTAATAGAAAATAAACAAAAATATATGTTTGCATTGGAAACAATTAATAGACATGAAACAATTGTTTTAGATAATAAAAATAATTTATCTAGTTTATTGGATAATTTAGATGATTGTATAGATAATAAAATATATAATAATTGTAAAAAAATAATATTAGATATTAGAACATCATTAGAATATGTATTAGATGATACTGAATATAATAAAAAATACAATCAATGTTTATCGTTTATTTCAGAATATGAAAATTGTAAAAAGAAATTCAAAGAAATTAAAACAAATATTAAAAATATGTACATAATAAATAAATTGGATCAAAAAATAGCAATTATGAAAAATTATATTAATGAAATAGATATGACATTATCACATATGAATAATATTGAGAAAATGATATCATATTGTTACAATATAGAAAATACAGTTTCATATTTATCAGATGAATGTTTGAATAAATTAAATATATTTGATCATAATGAAAATGTAAATATGGAAAATGATTTATTAGATAATAAAATAAATTATCTTCATGAAAAAATAAAAATGGTAACAAATAACCCAATTATTGATAAATATAATAATCTTGTATTAGAACAACAGAAATTTATTGAATATAATAATGAGATAATAATGTATAAAAATGAGTATGAAAGATCAGTAGGTCAAATAATGGAATTACAAACTCATATTGATAAATTTAGTGAAGATATTAAAAAATACAATGATGTTAAAATGGATATTGATAATAACAATATGATAAACAATAAAATAAACAAAATAATTAAGAACTACAATGATGCATACAATAAGTATCAAATAGTTGATTATAATATGATATTCGGAATGATAAATAATATTGATAATTTAATGGATAAATATATAAATGAAATTGAGAACGCATATGAAAGTATTGATATTATTCATGAGAATGAAAAAACAATGAATATTTTATCAATTATAGATGATAAAATAAATAAATTAAAAAGTAATTTGATTATAAATAATAATGATCTTACACTAGTAATGTATAATAATTTACAAGATGAAATTATTAAATATACAGAGTATAATGATAAAATAAATACAATTAAACAAAAAATTGGTGAATTAGAAATTGCAAAAATACACATAAATAATGAATTGCAAGAATTACAAATTATTAATTCAAATTATGAAAAATCAAGGGATGCAATTGAAAATAATAAATTAATAAATAAACAAATATTAGATATCAAAAATAATATTCAAGATATAACAATGCAGATGAATGAAATAAATATTATAATTACAAAACAATCTAATGAAAAATTAACACTTGAAAAAATGTTGATAGATATATCAAAAACAACAAATGATATCAATGAAATTAAAGTAGAATTAGATGTATATGAAATTTTATCAAAATTAACATGCAGAGACGGTGTTCAATTATATTTATTATCAGAATATTTAGAAAATATTACAAACAAGGTAAATAGTATATTAGAGCCATTCATTAATAAAACTATTAATTTAGCATTACACAATGATACAATTGAATTAACAATATTATCAAAAAATGAAAATATTATCCATACTATAAGTGGAATGGAATCATTTATGTTAGATTTAGTATTTAAAATTATTATTGGTCATATTTCTGTTATTCCAAAATCAAATGTAATATTTATGGATGAATCAATTAGTGTTTTAGATAAACATAGATTGGCATCAATTGATGAATTATTTTCATTTTTAAAACAATATTATGAATCTGTTTATTTGATTACACATATGAAACAAGTAAATAATCATATAAATAATAGTATTGAAATAATAAAGAATAGCGAATATTCGCATATTTGCAACTATAATTCAGATATTCAATTGAAACGAGTTATTGAAGTTTAATTTTATCATTTTTTATGCAATTTCAATTTTATAATATTATAAATAATATAACGGATATATATATATGAAACAAACAAATAATTACGATAAAAATAAAAAATCTGACGATAGTATAAATATTATAAATAACACAAAATATACAAGAGTAGAATTTTTATATTATCAAAATGATTATAAAGCAATTTTACGCGAAATAGATCAATACAATTTGCTTAACAAAAAACAAAAAATAGAAGATGTAATTGTAATATTTGAAGATGAAAATAAAAATGAAAATAAAAATGAAGATAAATAATTAATAAATTATTATTATTATTCAATTGGCATATTTAATTTAATCCATTGAATAATATAAAAAAAATTGAATTTTTATTTTATTCCTGACAGCATTAGAAAGCAACTTTTGTGTTGCGACGGAAAACGAATTTCCGATCGTAAAATACTTAGTATTATACGGAATAGAGCAAGAGAACTCAAACAACATCGAATTGAGAATCCATTTGAATGGCTTCTTGATAAAGATCATGAGTAGTTGCAATACTTCGATTAGAACCATGTAAAATAATGGTATTATAATAACATTTTTTTATAAAAGGTTATTATTTAATTTGACTTCTTTTAATTAAACCAATTAATTTTATCATTATATTTTTTTAATTGTTCATCAATTTCCAAAAATATATTTGAACCTAAAAATCCATTATGTGCAGATAATGGACTTGGATGAATTCCAGAAATTATACAATGTTTTGTTTCATCTATTAATATACTTTTGAGTTGTGCATTTCGTCCTAATAATACAAATATTTTGTTACTATAATTTTCACTTATATATTCAATGACATTATTTGTAAATTCTTTCCATATGTTTGTATGCACATTAGATTTTCCTAATTCTGTTGTTAATGCTGAGTTTAATAAAAATATACCATTTTTTGACCATAGTTCTAAATTTCCATTTGTAAATGAGTATTTATTTGGATATTCGTTTTCGAGTTCTTCAAATATATTTTTTAAGGATGGTGGTATTTTAACATTTTTTGGTACTGAAAAAGAATAACCATGTGCCTGACCAATTTTAATATATGGATCTTGTCCTAATAATACAATTTTTATTTTATCGGGATTCAAAGTAAATGCATTAAAAATATCATTATAAGATGGACATATTATATTTTTATTTAAATTATTTATTATTTTGCATAATAAATGTTGATTTTTTTTAAACAACGAAAACCAGTTATTGTTCACATTATTAATTATTAAGTATGATCTACCAATAAAATCATTTTCATTCAAATCAATGATTTTACTTATATTATATTCAAAATCAAAAGCAATATTCAAATTAATATTGTATGATACCATTTAGTATTATTATAAATTTTATATTATATACTTCTAAATATAAAAAATTAATAATTTCAATCATTTAATTAAAAATGATTATCATATGAAATATAAATATTGTTAAAAAATATTTTATTATTATGGTAAAAATTTAGCATTTTTAACAAAAAAATATGATATATATAGCAAGAAGTCTTTATTTAGAAAACATTACATTGTGATACATATATAAAAAAATAAAATTATCATTTATAATGTTTGTGACACATATTAGTGATAATATACTAAAATATATTGTTATCATTAATGGTTGCTTTATTTTTTAGATCATTTGATATTTGGTTATTATCAATACAATTGTCGTAAGAAATTAAAACTGGTAAAAATAATATACAACTTATGTCAAAAAATAATTACATCATCAAGTTAAAATATAATAAATTAAATATTGTATCACGATATGACTTATACTATTTCAAATTAAATATTTATAGTATAAGTCATATCGTGATACAATATTTAATTTATTATATTTTAACTTGATGATGTAATTTATAATTTTATAAACAAATATATGTTAAACATATTATATAATATGTTTAACATATTATATAATATGTTTAACATATATTAACATGGAATAAAATAATAAATAAATCTTATATACAATTAGGATATATTAATTTGTTAATAATTATATATACAAATAATAATCAAATAAAATTTAATAACATATCTAATTACTATATTTTATGATTTAAAGCAACGCGTATTTTAAATGCCGAGTATATTGGCAAGAACATACGAGCGCTTCTTTCATTAAGAAAGATAAACTAAATTCTACATAATGGGTTTTCTATATTCTTATACAAAGGTAGATAAAAATACTCCCATCTAATGTTATTTCTCTTACTACCTTTGAGAAACAACTATTTATGACCTATAAATAGTAAAGCATTCGCTGTCCTCACATTAGAGTAATTACCTTTGTTTATGAAGGAAAATCATTTAACGGTCATTCTTTTCATTTCCTTAATTAATTATGTTACTTTAAGTATTTTTATAATAAATTAAAAAACGGCATTTAAAATACGCGTTGCTCTAAATTAGAAATTTATTTTCAATCATAGCAACATTAAAATTAGGTATTTTAGGAACTTATTTTTGGCATTGAATTAGGAATAGTTAAATATAAAAAATAACAAGTTTTCTATATATAACCAAAAGAATTAAGAAAATAGACTATAATATGATGAACATAAAAGTTAAAATAAATTAATCTAAAAAGGTAAAATTTGTATTTTTGTTCAAAAAGTGTATATTTTTAAAAAACAT